AGACCATAGATCTCGGGGGAGACCAGCAGCCAGCGGCCCTCGGTGGGGACATGGACGGTGGAGAGCTTGGTGCGGACGTCCACGATGTTGCCATAGATGGTCTTTTCGGTCAGGGCGGTGGTGGTGCCGTAAGCCGTGCCTGCGGTGGTCAGCTCCGCAGAGCCGTCGGAATCCACCTGCAGCGCCAACGAATAACCGGCACTGTCCAGACGGTCAGCCACCAGATCGTCGGGGACGCTGGCGGCGTCGAAGCCGTCGATGATCTCATTGACGGCCTTGTCCTTGTCGATGTTGACGGTGAGATAGGTGGTGTCGCCGCCGGTCAGCTCTGCGCCGGTCTGCTTGTTGTAGTCGTTCACGGCAACTTCGGTGTCACGGACGGGGACTTTGACGGAACCGGCCTTGGGGCTGCCCTCATAGCGGCTGTTGCAGATGACGCCGACCTTCTTGACCAGCGTCGCCCGGAGTTTGAGGTCAACCAGCTTGGAATAACGAACCTGTGCTTCGTGTGCCATAATATTTCCTTTCTATCAGTCGATCTTGATGCCGGGGTTCATCGCTTTGAAGGCAGCGGTGACGGCATCGGTGTCGCCGGTGGGCGGAGTGCCGTGCTCTGCGCCGCTGGAAACGTGGACGCTGCCGCCCTCTGCGGCCTCGCCGAAGGCCCAAGGATTTGCCTTTGCGGCTTCTTCCAGCACCTTGTCGATGTCGGTGGTGCGGTCTTTGGAGGACTTGAGGGCCTCCATGTCCAGCAGGGCGCGGACGGCCTTGACGCTGCGGCCCTTCTTGCCCATGATGGCGGTGTTCAGGGCCGAGTCGAAGGCGAAGCCGTCCGCCTGTGCCTGCATATCGCCCCGGAGCTTGGTCAACTCGGCCTCGTACTCGTCCGGGGTCTTCTTGCCGTCAAAGGCTTTCAGTCCGTCCTGCGCGGTCTTGAGCTGGGCCTGTGCGTTTTCGAACTGGGTCTTGAACTGTTCGGCGACGGTCTTTTCGCGGTTAATGTCAGCGCCGTTTTCGCTCATCAGCCAGTTGAGCTGTTCATCGGTGATGCCGGGAATCTTTGCTTTTACGTCTTCACGCTTCATAAATAAACCCCTTTCTTTGGGTGAAACTACGGTTTTGTAACGCGGTTCGCCTTCCGCATGTTGCCGGGCAGGGTACGCGCTGCCCGCCGCGATGGTGTCCACTCTGTCCTCACGCGGGCAGAATGGGCATGAAAAAAGCGCCCCTGCCCGGATGGGCAAAGACGCTCGCGGTATTTGGTTGTTGTCAGCACCAGTCGATTTCAGAGATGTCACCAGCGATTTCAGAAAGTGGATGACCGTCAAAAATGGGGGTGTCCATGACGTCCTCCATGCTGTGAACGAGTTTTTCATCTCCATCGTACCACAGAAGATAAGAGAAATTTTCGTCTCGGGTGTCATAAGGGTCTACATGACCTTCTTTTCCGTGATACTGAAAGACGAGCATTGCCCAGCCTTTAGAAAGCTCCTTCTGTAAAGAATCCGCCGTCATAAAATATCACTGTTCTCCTTTCGCTCAGCATCTGTCAACTCGCGGGATGGACGGCAAATCAAGCGTCCAGTTGCATCAAAAATATAATCATGGGCGTGCTCGCCATGCTTGCCAAGGTCTTCTTCGACTTTATGGCCGTGGCCGTTGTTGCTGATTTGCTTAATCTGACGTCCATCTGCGCCGTAATAATTGCGGTCGATGCCGCCTTTGGCGTTGGTTTTTTGAGTGATGCCATTGCGAGGCCCTTTGATGTCGCTTTTACTGACTTTAATGATAGTTTGTCCGGCGGCATTTGTCAATGTGTTGTGGCGGACGTCCCATGCAGCTCTGCTGCCCTCGCTCCACCCAAACCCATGCACGCTTGTCCGGGCGCTGTCCACTCTGCCGCCGGTGGCCCGAGTGAAGTCTGCAAGGCTCTGCCGGGCCTGTCGGAGCCTCACGGCGCTGGCGGTGGTGTCAGCCCCGGCGGCGTCCTCGGCCAGATACCGGCGTTTCCATTTGCGGACGGCCCGCTCACGGGCGCGCTGTATCTGGCTGATCTCGTAGCGGGTGTAGAGCCTGCCGTCGTACTCGATGTCCCGGGCATTGAGGGCCTCGAGGCTTTCCTGCGTCCATGCGGGCGGGCTTCCCAGCTCCGGGAACACCACGAAGAAGGTGTGGCGGCAGTTCCAGCCGCAAAGCCCTGCGCCGGTGCCGTAGCCGGTGGCCGACTCGAAGTCCTCGTAGTGCTGGCCCAAGTAGTCCACAGCGCCGCCCCGGTGGTAGCGCCTGCCCTGCCACACGGCATGACTGGGGCGCGCCCCGCCGTGGGCCGTCACCTCGACGAAGCTGGCCCCCATCTCGTCCATCCGGGCCTCCTGCAGCTTTGCTCCAGTCTGATTCACGCCCGTGAGCACGGCACGGCGGCAGGACACCTCCAGCGTATCCCTGTGGCCGCTGGGGTAGGTGACGTAGGGCATGGAGTCGGCAAGGCCGTCCACCGCACGCTTGACGGCGGTCTTGTAGTCGAACGCGCCGCTGCTCACTTGGAGCCATGCCCTGTCCAGCGCCTGCTCAAAAGCTCCGGAGACGGTGTTGGCCGTGGTGGCGGTGAGATTGGAGAAGCTGCCTGCCGTCTGCCGATAGCCCGCGTTGAGCAGGTTTTGGAGCGGTGTCGATTCTTCGAAGGGCGTTGGCTCTTTCCCGTAATGGTAATAGATCTCATCCTCGGCTTCCAGTGCGGCGGTCGCGGCCTCCTGCATCAGGCGGCGGATCTCGGCCTCGCTCTTGCCGGTATACCGGGCCAGAAGCTTCACCACATCCTTGCGGACGGCCTCGGTCTGCTGGTAGCGCCAGAGCTGCCAGTTGGCCGTCGGCGTCAGGGCGTCCATCTTGCCGATGCGCCGGGCCACGTCCCGCAGGATGTCGTCCTCGGCCTGCTGCCAGAGCAGGATGAGCCGGTCGGGTGCGTGGTCGAGGTAGTCCGGGGCCAGCATCAGGCACCCCCGCCGAAGGTCAGCTCAGGCTGGCGGTTTTCGTCTTTGGCTTCCTGCGCCAGCCGGCGGGCGTTCTCCTCACTGATCCCGTACCGGGCCGAGAGGTACTTGTAACGGGGCAGCAAGCCGCTGAGGGCGTCATCCCTCATCTGGGTCATGCGGGTCTCGGCGTCGGTGATGTAGCTGTCGTCCCAGTTCACCGAGATGGGAGTGTCGGGGACGACTGTAGCCTTCTGCAAGTCTTTTGCAGCCCAGAGGATGGCCCGGATGATGGAGATCAGCGCACCTTCAATGGGTATCTGGTTCTTGTTGGCGCTGGCTACCAAGTCCTGCCGACTGCCGTTGTACTCGGTGGCCGTGGTGACTTTGCCATTCTCGAAATCGTACCGGTGACAGCCCAGCCCGCACTTGAAGGAGAACAGGTTCAGCATATCCTGCACGGCCCGGTGATTCTGCTCCACGCGGAGGTCGGGGTTGTATTCATGGTATTCGCTGGGCTGGTCGAGGCTGCTTTCCTTGCCGGGCAGATGCACAAACTGGCTCACAACATCGTCGTCCGGCGGGATGGAGTGCTCCACGCCCTTATCGTCCACCACCTTGCGGCAGATGTCGGCACTGTAGAATATTTTCTTGTGGCCGAGGCGGATGTCCTCGCGGTAGTTGTCAAAGGCAAGGTCCACGCCCTGCGCCTCTTCCAGCGCCTCGGCAAAGACGCTCATGCCCAGCCCGCTGCCGCCATCGATGTTCTTGACAGCTCCCGGGCTGAACAGTGCAAACCAGGGCGGGGAGCCCTCTACCGTGACGCTTTCCACCGTGCCTTCCGGGGGCTTCTCGACCGGAGAAAACACCGGCGTGCCGGACATGGAGTCGGTGATGCGGAACCATTCGTTGCGGATGGTGCGCTTCTTTTCGTTGCCGGTGTGAGTCTGTAAGTAAATGGCAGGCTTGCCGTCCATCAGACACTCGGAGACAAAGGCCGCTTCGGTCACGACGCCCCGCTCCACCCGCAGGGGGAGGATGCAGGGGGCCGGGTCGTAGTCCAGCTTGAGTCGGACGTCCGGGCTGGGGACTGCCTTGCCGTTCACGACGGTCATATTTTCGACGCTCAAAACAAAAGCGCCCGTGCCGGACCAGAACGCTTTCTCGACCAGCGCGTTGGCATTCGTCCAGAAATGCAGGTCGCGGAGCAGTCCGCCCACCTGCTGCTCATCGTCGCCCAGAAGATACCGGGCGGCGGCTGCGTCCGTGATCTGGAAGGTGGTGCGGTCGTTCAGCAGCAGGTTGGCCCAGTCCTCGCAGACCCGCTTGGGCATCCGCAGGGAGGCAATGGTGCGCTTTTTGGTGCCGTCGGCATACTCGGCGGCGCGGGTATGAACGCCGGGTACGTTGCCTTTCCACCATTGCCGCCATGTCTCGATCTGGCTGTAGTAATCGGCATCCAGCTTCCACCCGCGCGTCTTATGCAGATGATCCAGAAAATCGGTGATGTTCATGTGTTCGTCAACCTCTTGAAATCGCGCTCGATGGTGTACTCATAGGCGTCCAGTGTGTCGATGTCGGTGCTGCCGTCGTCAAGGCGTTCATCCACGCCGGGGTGCTTGCCGCTGTAAAGAGCGGTAGCAAGGGCATCCCGCAGGGTAGAAGCCTCGGGCATGAGCCAGAACCGCCCGCCACCCATCAGGATGCAAGTGAGCCGGATGCGGTCGGTGATCTTTATCTTGGCACTGTTCTCCACCCGGTCGGCCAGCCAGGAGAGCTTGCAGCGGCGCAGGCGGGCGCGGATATGGTTTATCAGGGTCTGCTCAGCGCTGTCGCAGAAGATGTACTGGATCTCACCCCAGCGGGCAAAGACCGCGATGCAGAACTCGATGAGCTTGTCGGCCAGAAAGTCGGCATCCTGCGCCACCGGGTCGATGCGCTGGGATGCCAGCCCCACGACGCCCGACCAGCCCGGCAGGATGGCCGTGGCCACGAAGGCGTGCTTCGAACCGTTGCCGCCAAAGTCCACGCCAATGCGGATCCGCCACGGGTGCAGCTGCTCCTCGGCGGGCCAGAAAAAACGCCCATCCCCGGCGGCAAGGCTGTCGGCCAGCAGGCGGTAAATAACGCCGTTGGCTGCCATCCACTGCCCGAGGATGAAACGGTTATAGTAGACGGTGCCGGTGTACTCTTTTTTCAGGTCGGCCACGAACTGGGCCGGAAGCGTCGGGTTGTCGTCGATGGTGTACGCCTGGCAGTAGATGTCCGCGTCGCTGTCGAGGAATTTCTTGAACCAGTGGGAAGGGCTTTCCGGGTTGCAGGTGCCGTCGAAATGACTGTGCGGACAGGACAGGCGGCTCTTGAGCATCTGGAAAACGCCCTCGTCCCAGGTGGTGATCTCGTCACCGTAGGCGTACTCGAAAGCCGCGCCCTGAATGCGGGCAATGTGCTTTTTGTTGTCGGCACCGAGGACATAGACCTTGCGGCCGAAGAGCTGCACGACATTGCCGGAGGCCGAGGTGCGGACGACGCCCACAAGCTCCGGCCCCCAGAGGTCCCGCATGGGGGAGAGGACGTTGCGTTCCAGCGTGCCGAGGGTGTTGCCCAGCATGACCAGCAGCCCCTCGCCCCGGGCCGCACAGATGCGCTTTGGGATGGTGACGGCGCAGTCGAGGTAGGTCTTGCCGGAGCGGGTCGCGCCGGTCTTGACGTTCCAGCGGTGGGAACAGTTGCGCAGGTATTCCTGCTGAAACTCAGTCAATGGCACTGTCCACGCCTCCCAGCAGCTCTTTCGCCTTCGCCAGAGCATCGGCGGCGGGGTCATCCTGCACGGTATCCTCGCCCAGCATCTTGAGCAGCACCGACGCCGCCTGCGGGTCGCCGCGCTTGGCTCTCTCGGTGATGCCCATGACGACGGCCATCTGGTTATCGATGTCCTCCGGGTCGATGGCGTCCCGCAGCATGGCGTTCACCCGGCGGCGGTCAGTCTCGGGCAGACTCAGGTAGTAGTCGGCGGCCTCCCGCATGGAGCGCTTGCGGCGGCGTGCCGCACCCGAGGCGATGCCGCCCTGCTGTCCCAATGACCTGGCTTCGTCCTTGCTTCGCTGGTCCATCGGCACCAGATTTTTGTATCCATCTTCACGCGACACGTCACCACCTCTCCGGTGCAAAAGTAAAGCCGCCCGGGGTTTCCGAACGGCAGAAGCTGCATAAAAAATCCCCGCACATTTCTGTGCAGGGTGATTGACGCACATCCGGTGGGGTATCCTTGAACCCACTGCGGATTCCGGGGCCTCCGGTGGTGTGCCGGACTCTCACGGGAAGAAGGAGGGACTCCCATCCGGCACGCCAGCCCCAAGCGGTTTCGCAGGCCATGCGTCAGGCGGTTGCTGCGGCGGGGCGCAGCGTCATGGTGCCGCCCTTGGAATCGAACCGGCCGTGTCTGGTCACACGCGCCGCGCACCAAATTGCGCTCAGGCGGCATAATAGAAGCAGCCCGCGAAACGGTGAAGAGGGAGAAAAATGCCTGCAAAGCCAAAAGGAGGAAACATTATCATGGAAGTTCGTTTCGGAGACTGCGTGTATCGGTTTGCCTTTACGGCTTTGCCGATGGTACTATTCAATCACTTTTGCACGGTGTCTGTACATACCTAGCACATACCCGATGCCACACAAAATAATGGTTTGATTTTTATGCACTTTCATCAAAATCACCAAAAGGTGTAGCATCCCAGATCTCGGCAAGGGCTTCAAATCCAGATGTGATAGCTCTGGATGCCGTGTGTGCTTGTGCAAAGCCTACCTCAGCGGCCGCCTGCTCACGGGTCTTTCCCTCTACATAGCACAAGATAATGCACTTACTGCGGCGGATAGATGCCGTATCAGCGTTCAGCAGGTATGCCGTATCAATGGCCGCTTTCTGCATTTCTACATACTCGCACTTGAGGGCAGCAAGCTTCTCTTTAGCTTCTACGATAGCCGCTCCCCCATTTCCTACTTTATCGCTGGTTCCGGAGCGGCCGGGAGCAACTGAGGCGTTAGAGGTCGTAGCGGTTGCGATGCACTGCAGGTCTATAATCCGTTCCTCCTGCTGCTGGATCTGTTCCCGCATCCGGGGCAGTCGCTCAAACCACGCCCGCACCAGCTGCACCTTCTCGTTCTGGGGTGGCTTTTCAGTTTCGTTTTCAGGTGTCCATCTGCGAACCATCACGTTTCTCCTTTACTCCTTCCAAAAACAGCAGCACTCCGGGCGCTGCAACGCGGATACGGTACTCTGCCAAATCCGCCGGGGTGATGTACTTCCGGCCAAACACGTCCTTCATGTCTTCCCAGATCGGCCACGGAATGCGGTAGAACTCCCGGCCATTGAATGAACACAGAACGAACGCGATACCGCCCAGCCGTGTTATCCGACGCAAACAGGCGGCTTGCTCGGCTGATACGCGGTCGGACAACAAACGACCGGTGTCGGTGTGCTTCGCCTCGAAAACGACCGCTCTTCCGCCTGAGAGAACGCCCTTGTAGTCCGGCTGGGCCTGTTTGGTGTAGCAGGCGAGAAATCTGCCGGAGCGATCTGCACCACCGAGGGGCTTCATCGGCTCCGGGGTCTTCTCGATGTCTGCCCGCCCGATTGCGCGGTAGTAGTCGCAAGCGGAGCTGATGATGGCCTCAAAACCTGCGCCTTCTGCGCGGCTCCGTGCGCCAATATAGCTGCGGCGGGCACTGGCCGCTGTGTTACCCTTCATCGTCAGCCCTCCAATACTCCACAAAATAGGTCAAAGTAGATTTGCCACTGCGCTTTTCCTTGCCCATGCGGACGGTGTAGCCGTTCATCACCAGAATAACGGCCAGTTCCTTCCGGTCCTCCACCTTGTCGCAGTCGATTTTGTAATGCTGTGCCATTGCAGACGCTCCTTTCCGGTCAGTATTTGAGATCGCTTTCGGGCAGCTCTAGCCAATCCCGGACACCATCTTCACTCGGCGGACCATCCTCGCCCAAAGCATCCAGCACGTTGGGCACCAGCCGTCGCGCCATTTCCTCGTCGTCCATGCTGCGGATTGCATCTCCGATGGTGGTTTGGTCGCTCGTCCTGATTTCCAGCATCAACTTCACGACAGAGCCGTCCTGGCGCGTCCACGAACAAATGAGGCTCTGTCCGCCAATCTTCTCAAGGGCGGTCAGCATCGTATCGCGGCAGGTTGCGATAACTTCTTCCATGTCACTCATTACCTGTACTCCTTACCGGTGGCCTTGTCCCTCAGCGGGATGCGGCCTATGATCTCGAACCCTGCGATATTGGCCATCTGGCGCAGCAGGGGAACGATGTCTCCGATTCTGTCAAGCCGGGCGGCTTCCTTCTGGTACTCGTCCCGGCAGATGTTGCGCATGGCTGCGGTCGGTGTCGGGTCTGCATAGTGCTCCGCATTCCGGCCCATATTTTCCTTGCTCATGTTCTCACCCTCTCTCTTCCCACAAACACGCCCGAGAACAGGCGCTCTCCGATGGTGTAGTGGATAATACTTGTGACCCGCTGCAACGCCGTCTGCCGGGCAATTTGCCGGTCTGAGCACCATCGAATGACCCGCGACCTGCACGGCATATTCTCCGCCCTGCACAAGCCGTTGCATCCAGCTTTCGGCAGGTGCAGCATCAACCCGGCTTCCGTCCATACAGCAGACCGCCACAGTTGGCAGCGCTGCGGTCATCATGTCAAAAAGCGAAAGCTGTACAGCTTCCATCACGGTGTGCCTCCTACAAAATCCCACTTTGCGGCCTGTGCGGCCTTTTGATTTACCGCAGGCAGTCCGTCTCATAATCCACATAGGCCTTGCTGGGGGCCACAAAGCGCCCGCCTGAGCGGCTTTTGAGGATGCGGGCGGAATTTTTCTTTGTGCGCGGGTCGCCGTAGAGAGTTAGTTTCATCTGCTGTCCTCCACATAGCGCCAGCTCTGAGGAGGTCTCTGCACCTCCACAGGCCGCATACCAAACCGAGTACTTTGCAAGCCCGTGAACGCCTGCAGTTCGCGCGGCTGGTCATAAATTTTCAGGTCGGAGATGTGCCAGCCGCAGCCGTCACGGCCTTTGAGATATTTTTCAGCGGTTTCCTTGCTCATGCAGGCCGCTTCAAGAAGTTCATCGGCTGGTTTGTAATATGATCCGGGTGCCATAACGTACAGGTTTGCCGGTTCCCAGCTTCCTGTTTCTCCAACATGGGTTAGGCCGGTAATTTTCTTACAGGTGAACTCGCCAATGACGCGCCCCCTTTTTTCTGGCCAGCCGCCACGGTTCCACGCGGCCACATTCCGGTTGAGGACATTCATAAACAGGCTGTCACTCCCGGCCAAAGTGCAGTAGATGTACACCTTAAACGGTGTTCCATGCACAGGGCAAGTCCTGCGCACCTCAACTGTCTTTTCTCCGTCAAGAATTTTCTTGCACCAGTTGGGCCGGATGCTTAAAAGCACAGCTTTCATTTTCCGTCAATCTCCTTCTCAAAACGCATTTTCATCTGTGCAGGGCAAAGGTCAACCTCTGGTCTGCGTTTTCCGGTCCATCTCAGACCTCCGGCCTGTCCGATGCACTTCCAGCCAGCGGCACGCAAGCTTACGCCGCTTTCCGTATCGAGGATATAGGTGACGAGCCTTTTGTACCCCATTGCCCGTGCGGCCCGCCATGCCGCAGCATAGAGCATGGAACAGACATTTCGTGTGCCGTCCGAGCAAAGTCGATTCACCTCCAGCGTCCACCCATCATCAAGGTGACGGCTCACTGGTCTGCCCACAATGACCACTCCAACGATTTTTTCGCCGTCAGAGCACCCAATCGAAAATTTATGCCCCACAACAGGGCCGTGATGCCGGTGATACTGCTCTACAAAAGCATTGGCCTCTTTAAGTGTCATCGGACATACTTCAAGCATTCTTTTGCCTCCTTCTGTGGATCTTTGTCTTGGTTGCGCCAAGTCGGATTGGCACTCAAAAGAACTGCTTTCATGCTCACACATCTCCCTTCAGTAATACTCGATTTCAACCAGCGAGGTGGACACCAGCTCAAAACGGCCATCTTCCAGAGGGATGCGGAGCAGCTGATCCTCATGCTCAGATGTAAATAACAGCGTCACAATCAGCAATGCCGCTGACACGATAAAGCGGATTATTCTCTTTTCAGGCTTCATTTTTTACCCCCATTGTTCGTCCATAGCATTTGCAATGCCGGGAAATGTTTTGCTTCTTACCTTTGCGCTCCTGTGTCCGCTTTTCGCCCATGCGTCACCGGTCTTTTTTGCACGGTGATCTGATGAAGACACCCATTTAGAGGTCGGCACAACAACATCTGTTGCAAAAAGCATAGGAAGATTTTTCAGCCACAAACAAGTTGTCTTTATATACGGATCTCCAAACATATACGGCTGAATGATTTGGCTGTATTGGGGCAGTTCCCAAATTTTCATAGGGACAGGGTTCTCTATCGCAATCCGTTCCACATCGGAATTCCAGAATTTCAGAAAAAATCTCGTGCTCGGATTCCGTTCTCATACCGAGGCTCTTGAATTTTTCCGTTGACTATCAAACGGTTTGCACCGGCTTTGGATAAGTAGGTGCAAGGCGGGTGTGCAATCAAGAGATCCCATGCGTCAATGTAGTGACTTTTATCGTCCATCGTAACGATTTGCCCCCCCTCCAGAGCCTTGAGCGCATCGCCCAGAATATGCCACTCGGGATGACCGCCGGACGGCTCTTGAACGTCGCAACTGTAGGCTTCGTGTCCTTTTGCCCGGAATGCCTTGCATACTTCCTGCGATTCTTCGCAGGCGATAAGTACTTTCATCTGTCCGCTCCTCCGTCCTCACCGGCTTGATGTCCCGATACTCGGGGTAATGGTCGCCCGCCAGCTGGCAGGCCCTGAACTCTGCCGCAAACTGACTCGCGGCGTTGATGCGGTATGTAAGCGCCGCGTTCCCGTGCGGTCCGCTGCACTCTACGATGACTTTGTATCTAGGAATTTTGTCCTCCGTTCTTTTTCAGTGGCCTGCGGTGGGAGGCATTCTTGAGCCAGTTGGGGGCGCTGGCGGCTTCCTCTGGCGGTCGGCTGACATGGGCACCCTTGGCACGGCTCCCGCCGATGGGGTTGGTCTTGCGGTACTCCTCGGCAGAGGTGCAGCCCTGAGCTTCGGCTTCATCCAGCGCCTTGCGGACATACGCCCAGCTATGGCCGCCCAGGTCTTCGCATTTTTTGATAATCTCCAAAACCAGCTCTTCGCCCAGCCGCTCCACATAACCGGGCAGCTCTTTTTCGCCAGCTCTGCTCAGTTTGCCGATGCTCTCACAAAAATAATCTATCAGATATTTCGTCGTCGTCCTCGTCCCTATATGGGAGGAGTCATCTTTAGATGACGACGACTTATCTATATCTAATATCTTATCTCTAATATCTGTATGGACATTTTTGCTGACATCGGCATGGACATCCTGTGGACATTGTCCACAGTGTTCTGCTTCAATTTGACGCTTGTTCGTTCTTTGTAACTTTTTTTGTGCTGCATAATCGGTCTCGTTTCCGACCATTTCAGAGTAGTTTGCAAGCACGAGTGTGCCGTCCTGCTCCTGATAAATCAGCCCAAGTTTCGCATAAAGACCCAGCGCAACGCGCACAGTGTCGGCAGAAAACCACTTGGTATCGCGCTGAATCTTATCGACGTCATACGGAATGATTACTTCGCCAATCTGCCGCGAAAGCCTGCCGTTGGTGTTGATGGTCATAAGGCAGAGCATCTGGTACAGAACAACGTAGTTTGCACCGTTCTTCTGACCCATGAGAAAATCCACCGCGTCAGACCGCATGAAACTGTCTTTGAGCTTCAGCCAGTAGTATCTTTTTCCGGTAGCCGTGTGCCTTCACCTCCTTTGCGCGCCCGTATAGCCAGATAGCACAGCTCTCGGCTTAGAACGGGAGGTCTTCGCTGTCGTCGATGACCGAAAAGTCGTCTGCGCTGCCCTGCGAATACTCCGGTACGTTCTGAGACTTCTGCGGGGTGCTGTGAGCGGTGTTTGCTTCGCACACATGATCTTCCGTCTGCTGGTCGAAATCGCGCACAGCGGGCTTCTCTGCGGCCTTTCCGCCGCAAAAGCTCACCTGCGACGCAAAAACCTCGGTAGCTGTGCGGTTGTTGCCGTTCTTGTCCTGGTACTGACGGGTCTGCAAGCTGCCTTCGATGGCGATCATGCTGCCCTTCTGGAAATACTTACAGACGAACTCGGCGGTCTGCCGCCACGCGGTGACGTCGATAAAATCGGCCTTGCGCTCTTCGCCCTGCCGGGCAAAGCTGCGGTCAACTGCGATGCGGAAGCTGCACACGTTGGTGCCGTTCTGGGTGGTCTTGAGCTCCGGGTCGTAGACCAGACGGCCCATCAGCGCAACAACATTAAGCATGGGCCGCGCCCTCTTCCTCGGCGTCGCCAGCGCCTACCTCGTAGTCGATGTTGGCGCCCATCAGGATCTCCGGACACTCGGCGCGGGCAAAGTAAGCGGCGGCGCGGTACTTGAGCATCATTTCGGTCATCTTGAGCCAGTAGCTGCCATTCTTGTCCCACCACCCGGCATCCTTTGCCATCTTGACCGTGACTTTCGGGCCTTCGACCTTTTCGCCGGTGAGCTTATCCACGCCGATCAGGCGGCAGCCCCAGTTGTCGGTGCCTTCTTCGCCCTCCATGCGGTAGCGGGTGCGGCCTGCAAACTGGCCGCTGTTGTCGATGAGGGCTTTGCAGCTCTTGCCGCTCCATGTGGGCATACCATGGACGACGTAAAGGTTCTGCATGACGAAGAGATGAGAAACGCCCATGCGCAGGGCCATCTCGCAGGCGATAGCGCACGCGCCGGGATTGCCGGTGTAGGTCTGGGGCAAGAAGCCTGCGGGAAGCTGCGCCATAGCGGCGGCTTTAGACTTTGCAAGCATCCAGTTGCGCTCGTCAACGGTCAATCCCTGCACCTTCTCGGCGTAGCTCTGGCGCTGCTGCAGCTGGATAGGTGCTGCAGGCGCAGGCACCTCTGCGCTCTGGACGACAGCTGCATTCTGGTCGAGCATCTCGATAGGGGTCTGGTTTTTCTCAGGCATGATGAATTTCCTCCTCGGTAAATTTAATATCGATGATATTGGCGTAACGCTTGATGGCGTCAAGCTCGGATTTAGTGCAGCGGAAGACGAGCTTCCGGTCACGCGGCTCTTCTCTGCGAGTAAATCGGGCGAAGAAATCGTCATCGTACTCGTCCAGTGTGTAACCATTACCGTGGCCAACGCCCGGCTGCACAAGGCTGACAGTGTAGGGGTTCTGCGCTGGGCCTTTGTAGTCGTCCGGCATCCCACGAATGACGGCCTCCCGTAGCATGGTGCGGTACTCGGTCATGTAACAAAAATCTATGGATTCATACGGTTCGGGCATGATTTGCTCGCCAGCAGCGGCATGAACGATGTCAATGAGGCACATGAGCTCACCGACCCGGCGATAAATCGAGTCGATTGTGCAGCGGGTCTCCTGACTGCCCAGCTGATGGCTGCGGGCGAAACCGGTGAACAGAGCCACAGCATAGTTGACGTCGCTGGTGAGCTTGTTGCCGGTACTGATGAGCCGGAACAGCACATTGTCGTTCCCGACGTACTGAAAAATACCCTCGGCCTTGTTGGACAGGTCTTTGATTCGCGCTCTGCGGGCAAGCGGATTACTCATCTTCCTCACCTCCGTCATATTCCGGCGGCTGACGGCAGAGCCGGGCCGCTTCCTCACGGATGCTGTTCAAGGTTTCACATAAGCTGGCAAAGGTCGTTTCCAAGTCCTCGCCGACCAGGCGGGAGTAACTGCCCTTTCCGGTGTCCCATGCACGGCGGCAGGAGAAGGCGATGCTATTGGCGTTTTCGAAATCTGCCTGTGCAGCGTCGCTGATTTTGGAGTGGAGGGCCGCTACCTGCTTTTTCAGGTCTGCGTTGTCCTTGGCAAGCTCTGCGTTCCGGGCATCTGCAAGGCCCCGTGCCTTTTCTGCAGCGCGACGGTCAACTTCTTCTTCGTCGATGACGCCCACGATGGGCTGGTGCTTCAGGGCCTCTTCGGCATCGTGGACGCGCTCTTTCAGCTGGGCGTTCTGCTCTTTCAGGCCGCTGATGTCGGCAAGAGCGGATTCATAGCGGCTTTCTGCTTCCTCCCGCTTTTCCGCGTCCTTAGAGGTCTGGGCTTCGGCGCTTTTCACCAGCTCCTTGAAATAGGCATTTTCCTTGCGAGCGTTCTGAGCGGACTTCTCGGCGGTGTCGGCACGGTCTTTCTCGGCCTTGAGCTGGGCTAAAAGCTCCTGCACCCGCTGGCTGTCTCCGGCGGCGTCTACCAGCTGCCCAGCACACCCGCTGCGGGCGATGAGGTTCAAATCTTTGCGGGTCAGCTCGGGCAACTGTTTTAATTGGTCAATCGTTGAACCATTAAAAGATTCTCCGGTCTGCACCATATTCCATGCACCCGACTTGCTCATACCCTTGCTCTCATACCACTTTGTCCATGTACCGCCGCCATACCGGCCCGCCTTGGCAGTCAGAGCGTGGATGCGGGCCAGATAGATGCAGGAGATCAGGTATTCGTCCTGCGCTGCACCATAGTGCAGGTCGAACTGCTGGTCTGCTTCGGTGGCCTGCTGGGACAAATCACCCAGAGCCGAGAAGTCGAAGGTGGGGGCGGCGGGGATATTGCCGAACGGTTCGGCAGCCTCTGCAGGGGGCAGCGCAGCCACGGCCACGTCCGCCGCCGCCGGGGGCTCTTGTGTGCATTTTCTGATGTCGGCCAGGATCTTTTCCATTTCCTGCTGTGGGGTCATGTCCTTGCGGCTTCCATCCGAATCGAAAAAGCGGGCGAACAAAGCTGCCTTGGCAGCAATTCCCTTTTTGTTGGAAGCGCAGACGAATGTACAGCAGTAGCGGCCATTGTGGGAGTAATCAGTGGGGCGAATCTCGTCTTGAGAAAAGCCGCCAGTGAGTTCGCCCAGAGGGAAAGTATCTTTGACCCATGCACTGATATGTTCTAGGAAGTCAAAATCCAGGCTGACCACAGAGCAGGTGCACTTGTCTTCGGTCGAGCCGATAAAGTGGGAGTCATATGAGAGCGTTCTGCTCGTCCGACATTCGTAGCCCTTAATATCCTGCACGAAACGCTTGGCAGCCTTGTCCCACTTGTTGCCGCCCCACGGCATGGCGTAGGGACAGCCATAGCATTCATGGCCCGGGCCATAACCTTCCAGACGATTGCCGGTATTGTCGGCGTTGCTGGATTTCTGCACTCTCTGCCCACACTTGCAGATATAGGTAGTCACACTCTCACCTCCGTGTCCTTCAGGCGGTCCAGCATCTCGGCCTGCAGGTCTTTGCTCAGGGGCTGGAAGCGGTTATTCCGCCAGCCGTAGCAGAGGATAGTGCCATAGATGGGCTGGCCGCGATAAGTACGGTTCAGACCCTTGCCGTAGATGGCGTACACCAGCACCGCCGGGGTGCGGGGCAGAACTTTCTGCTCGCAGGGACACTGCAAAAGCGCTTCCATGCCCTGCAGCGTGTCCGGCAGGGTGGTCACGACCGGGTCTTTGCCCGGCTCGATAAGAATACCTTTCATCTCTTGTAAAAACCTCCAAAGTGTGTTATTCTTCGGGGTGATGGAGGTTCAAACCATCATCCCTTTGCAGGCTCGCCGGTGTTCCAGCACCAGCGGGCTTTTTTGCGTTCATGCGTCCCTCCGGTCCTGCCGGTACTCCGGCTCTTCGGTGCGGGCGTGGCGGCGGTCGATGTACCTGCGGCGCTGCACTTCGCGCTCTGCGGCATGGTCGCCCAGCCGGGCAAAGAACAGCGCCAGCAACAGCAGCACCATCGCGGTGATGAAGTCGATGTCGGAGATGACACCGAGGGCTTCGATGCTGCCCGCAAAGCCAAGTGCGTACAGCATCCCGACGGCACCGCTGGCCACCGCCAGCCAGTACCAGACGCCAGATTTGATTCTCATAAACCCACTCCCTCCAAACTAGCAATCATTCCAAGAAGCGCTTCGATATGGCTGATTTTGTCGTTGGCCTCCTGAAGCTCTTTGCGGGCATTATCAATGGCCTCGGGTGTCCCACCGTATTTGTTGACGGAATTAGCCGAACTTACGCCATCGGATGCAGAATGCGTCAGCATGACGGCGGTGTGCAAAAGGTATTCGCTTTCAAGTTTCATTCCGCGATCTCCTCTCCCAAAATGTTTTCGGCTTCGCAGGTTTTCCACGGCTCGCACAAATCAGATGTAAACGCCTTGACTGGATGCCACTCACCGTCGGCAAAAATTTGTAAGCCTGTGTGGTTTTCGTCCTTGACCCGTGCGCCCAGCTGGTAGTCGCCAGATGCTCGGCTGTCAGTCCAACGAAACCAATGCATCCAAAACAGTGGCGCGACATATGCGCACCCAGTGGGTGCTGCAGTTCGCTCAGAGGCGAGGGTATAAGATTTCATGCGGATGCCTCCTTTGCAATTTGCGGGAAGAAATACTCCCCGATTTTCTCTTGCGGGATATGGAGCACCTGACAGATAGCAGTAATTTCCCTCGGAAGCCAGCAACCGCTGTCTTCCGGCGCGTTCAGGCGCTTGCTCAGTGTACGGTCACAGATACCCGCCAACACAGCCAGCTCCTGCTGCTCCAGCCCTTCGTCTTCAATGAGGTGGCGGAGCTTGAGGTAAGGTTTCTTCATCGTGCTGCCCTCCCCTCTCACGCTGCGCCGCCGGGACGGCTGTCCATCTTCTTGAGGCTGTTGACCAGGTTGATGCTGCGGGCGGCAGTCTCCATCTGATCAAAGTCTTCCGGGGCCATGCCTGCGCACATATCGTGGAGGCGGACGAGCCGGGTGGCTTCGTCCACGGTCAAGCCGTAGGCGGCGGGGTTAAGTGCAGACTTCTTCATAAAAAAATCACTCCTTTTTCTCGGTGGTGAAGATGTCGGCCATGATCTGGTCGAACGCGGGAAGGCCAAAGGCGACGATCCTCAGCTGGTCAATGCGGTTGCCAAGCTCGACGGTGCGTACCTGCCCAAACTCGGGGTTGGAGAAGATCTGTAAGTCGTTCATGTGATTTTGTGCCTCCTTGTGGGTGGCTCCCTCCTGCGGTATACTTGGGCAGAAGGGAGGTGATTTGTGGATGGATTTGAATGATAGAGCCTTGAGTGACATGGTTTTACGCGCAGGTCGGATGGTTCGGGAAGATAATCTCCGGATTGGGGCGAGGCTCGCCGGAAGTGCCGACCCGAAAATCGGGGAACACGCTCAGGTCAACACGGAGAAAACTCTGCGGGAGCTTCTGGTTCAGTATGAGGCTAACCAGAAAGAGCAGGCGAGGGAAACTAAAAAGGCGTTTTATGTTTCTCTGGCTGCGTTGGCTCTGAACGCCTTGGCGATCATCGTAACGATTGCAATAGCAGTGTTAAACTAATGCCCATTGCGATGCCACTCAGAAATACGGAAATCAACTGAACAAGTTGAATATCCCATGTTGTCGGAGTCCAGTTGGAAAGCCGTTCTTTCCAACTGGGCTTTTTGTTGTGATCCATGCGGTTCACCTCCTTTGAAAATGTTGTTCAAGCACAATATGTGC